TTAGCTGGTGATCGGATTGACGCTATTGACAGCAATCCTGACAGGTTGCGCGACCCAGATCCCTTTGAACGAAAATAGTGCCTGCGCAGTTTGGACTGGTATTGGTTGGTCTCCCAAAGATACTGACCAAACCATTCATGATGTCAAAGAAAACAACGCTCGACGAGAAGCTTACTGCCAAGGTGTAAAATGAGTGCAGCAACTAACCCTCTTACATATAATGGGTATGTCTCACAAATTGCTGAGATGGCAATTGTTCCTACATTTACACCTACATCAAATACAACGATAAATGGCATTACTTATTTATCTGGCGTAACATATGGCGGTACTTTAAGTACACCTGACACAAATTTTAACGCTATTATCTCACAAATGTTAAATTACGCTGAATTGCGTATTCAAAGGGATCTTGATCTTAATCAATCAATGGTTCCAAATACTAATTATAATTTCTCTTCTGGAAATAATGTACTATCAATTTCAATTGATGATTATGTAACATTAGAAACAGTAAGTATAGTTAGTGGAACATCGACAATTCCGCTTAATCCTACAACAAAAGAATTTATCCAAAATACTTATAATGATAGTTCATATCTTAGCATTCCCCAATATTTTGCTATTTATGGTGGTGATGCTTCGACATCTGGAAATACATATCAAAATATTATAATTGGACCTTATCCCAATCAAAATTATCCTGCATTGCTTGTTGGCACAATTCGTATGCCTTCTCTTTATCAATTTGCAAATACATCTCAAGCAAATACAAGTACGAATTTCATATCTACTTATTTACCTGATTTATTAATTATGGCATCATTAATTTATATTTCTGCATACCAGCGTAATTTCGGTCGTATGTCGGATGATCCTTCAATGGCGCAAAGTTATGAAGGACAATATCAGGCATTATTACGGCCTGCACTTACAGAAGAATACCGCAAAAAATTTGAAGCTTCTGCTTGGTCTTCTTCATCACAATCACCTGTCGCTACGCCAACTCGGGGGCAATAAATGCCTCATGCAACAGTTAAAATTCAACCTGGTGTTGATCAAAATGAAACTCCAACTCTCAATCAGGCAGGTTTATCTTTTACTAACCTTGTTCGGTTTATTCCTGATCGTAATGGGCTTGGTTTAGTTCAAAAACTTGGAGGTTGGCTTACATTTTTTCCTAATGCTATAGGATCAATTGTTCGCGCTCTTTGGGCTTGGGAAGATACAAATTCAAAAGCTTGGCTTGCCGTTGGCGCTGAATATGGTGCTGGAAATACTAATACATTAAGTGTCATTAATAATGGAAACAGAATAAATATTACTCCTCGTACTATAGAGGACAATGTTACTCCAGTATCTGTTTCAACAACGTCTGGAAGTAATGTTGTAACAATCAATGACTCAGGCGCTACTATAACCAGTTATGATTCAGTATTTATTAAAACTCAAATTTCGGTTGGCGGATTAATACTGTATGGTTTTTATCCCACAATTACACTTGGAACAGGAACATTTGATATTTTAGCAACTGATGTCCTCGGTAACCCTGCTTATGCTACTAGCACTGTCACTAATGGTGGATCAGTTCCAAAATTTTCTGTAACAAACGGAAGCGCATCTGTTACTGTAACTCTTAACAATCACGGATATGTTGCAGGAAATACATTTCCTGTTCTTGTTTCGACAACTGTTGGCGGAATTACATTTTTTGGCAATTACATAGTTCAAAGCATAACAGATGTTAATAATTTTGTAATTACTGGTTCAACAACGGCTTCTTCCACTACAACTGGTTATATGAATGCAAATCAAGCCCAATATGATTATTATATTGGTATTGGTCCAGTTCCTGCTGGTACGGGTTATGGCATCGGTGGTTATGGTTCTGGTGGGTATGGGACTGGTACAGCTATTACTCCTACCACAGGTAATCCAATCCAACCAACAGATTGGACGATGGACAACTGGGGCCAAATCCTTATAGCTTGCCCAGTTAGTGGCGCTATTTATTATTGGGACCCAACATCGGGCAATCCAGTTGCGACAGTTGATAATGCTGGGCCTGTCGTTAATGATGGTATTTTTGTTGCCATGCCTCAACGTCAAATTGTGGCATGGGGCAGCACATTAAATGGCATACAAGACCCATTGTTAGTTCGGTGGTGCGATATTAACGATTTTACCAGTACAACAAGTTGGATTGCGTTAACCACTAATCAAGCTGGTTCTTATCGTATTCCAAAAGGTTCAAAAATTGTCGGTGCTATTCAAGCGCAACAACAAGGTTTAATTTGGACCGATATTGGTTGTTGGTCTATGCAATATATCAATCAACCCTATATTTATTCTTTCAACGAAATTGGAACGGGTTGCGGTCTTATTGCTCGTAAAGCAGCGGCGTCTTTAAATAATATTGTTTATTGGATGGGTCAAAGCCAATTTTGGACATATTCATCAGCGGGTGTTGCGCCATTACCTTGTCCTGTTTGGGATGTGATATTCCAAGATTTAGATCAAACAAATCTCAGTAAAATTCGCGTTGCCGTTAATTCAAATTTTGGCGAAATATCTTGGTTTTATCCAAATATTAGTGATGGCGGCGAAGTAAACGCATATGTAAAATATAATGTTTATCTTCAGCAATGGGATTTTGGCACATTATCTCGAACTGCTTGGATCAATCAAAGCGTTCTTGGCCCACCGATTGGTGCATCATCAGATCAATATATTTATCAGCATGAGACATCACCTAATGCTGCATATAATGGCGTTAATAACCAACCATTGCAGGCAAACTTTCAAACTGGTTATTTTTCACTTGCGGATGGCGATTTTAAAAATTTCATTGATCAAGTGTGGCCTGATTTTAAATGGGGTTATTATAATGGCGAAATTAATGGTGGAGCTGTATATCAAAATCCAACGGCAACAGTTCAATTAACTTTTTATGTTTCTGATTACCCAGGCGATACACCAATATCATATGGACCATACACTTTAACTCAAGGAACTGAAATGATTAGTCCTCGATTTAGAGGTCGTTTAGTATCTATTCAAGTTAACAGTAATGACGTTGGCAGTTGGTGGCGTATTGGCGGTATGAGGTATCGGTATCAACAAGATGGGAAATATTAATGGCTAGTTTAGATGACGTTGTCACAACATCAAAAAACATCGTTATTGCGTTAAATAATAACGCTCAAACAAATTTGTCTATTCAGGGAACTAAAACAGCAGTTTCTCTGACTTCAACTAAATCTGTTTCCAATACATCTGGAAGGCTTGTAAATGTTGTTGTTCTAGTCGCTGGCTCTACGGCAGGTGGAATTTATGACGCTTCTTCCGTTGCAGCAGCTGGAACTACAAATAAAATTTATGTGATTCCAAACACTGTTGGTCTTTATGTGGTCAATTTACCTATCGTGAATGGCATTGTGGTTGAACCAGGTTCTGGTCAAACAGTGACAATAAGTTATTCATAGTGTAGGATAAAATATCTCAGGGGAATAAAATGCCGTTGAAAAAAGGTTTATCGCAAAAGACCATATCAACCAACATAAGTGAGTTGGTCCATTCTGGTCATCCCCAAAATCAAGCGGTTGCTATTGCCCTTAAAACAGCCAGAGAACAAAAAGCTTATGGGGGTGTTCCTGATACTTTGATGGGTTTCCGTAAAAATGGACCTAATACAGATTTTAAAGATCAAAATTATAAACATATTCAGCCAGTAAAAATAACTTTTCCATCAAGCGGTGATGTATTTAATGATGAAATTAAAGGGTTAAATAAATCTCATGCATTAGAACGTGCCAAAAGAAATTGGCCTAATGCCCAAATAGAACCTATCGAAAAAGCTGGTGGCGGTTATACAACAACTACAACTGGACCAATGAATTTAGAAAGTTTGGCTCCTCCACCTATTAATCAACCTGAAATTAAAATTCATTCAGGCCCAATTCATAGCCCTGTGGCTGGACGCACAGACCATTTGCCAATGCACGTTGCTTCTGGATCTTATGTTTTGCCCGCTGATATTGTTTCTGCCTTTGGCGAAGGAAATACAGTTGCAGGTTTTAAAGTTGTTAAAGATATTTTTGACAATGCCAAACGCACATTTGGCGGCACTCCATACAGTCAGGGATCAATGCCTTATGGCCAAAAGGGCGGTCCTTATGGGGCAGAATTACCCCACAAAGCTGGTGGTGGTCCTATGGATTCTGATGATACAGGCCAAGCTGTGCCCATTGTTGCAGCGGGTGGAGAATATGTTCTTACGCCTGATGAAGTTAAATGGGCTGGTAACGGCGATCTTGATCGAGGACACGATGTTTTAGATGATTTTGTTGTCTTACATCGGAAAAAGACAATTAAAACCCTTAAAAATTTACCAGGCCCCAAACGAGATTGAGGAACAGTATGGGACAGGCAGAAGAAGACATTAAAGTTCGAATTGCTACTCCAGACGATTTGGATGGCATTATGGAATTGGCGCGCCTTGTTAACGAAGAAAATGGCGTGTTTAGAATGAATGAAAGAAAAGTAGTACAAATGCTTTGGCCTGCTTTAACACGCACTGGTGGCATTTGTGGTATTATTGGTAATCGCGGGGAATCTTTAACAGGGTTAGTCCTTCTCAGAATATCAAGTTACTGGTATAGTGACGATCAATTCCTCGAGGAAATGTGTGTGTTTGTTCATCCAAACCATAGATGGGGGAAAAAAGGTCACCGCGCTCGCAAACTTTGCGAGTTTGCAAAAAAATGTTCCGAGGAATTGAATATGCCTCTTATGATTGGTGTGCTTTCAAATACTCGAACCGAGTCAAAAGTTAAGTTGTATTCGCACCATTTTGGTGAACCAGCAGGAGCTTTTTTCCTATATGGTATCAAAACTGGTGAACATTCAGCTTTAAGTTTAAATCAATAAGAGGCTGCGGCTATGGGTTCCAAGGGTTCAGCAACTACTACACAGCAGGTCACAATCCCACCAGAGGTTCTGGCCCGTTACAATGCTGTGAATGCTCAGGCACAACAGGTAGCCCAAACGCCCTTCCAAGCTTATTCAAATGATCCAAATGCTTTTGTTGCGCCACTGACATCAACTCAACAGTCAGGTATTGCTAATACAAATGCTTACGCTAATGCGGCTCAACCAGCATATCAGGCTGGAATGGGATTAACACTGGCAGGTGCTCAGGCGGCTAATCCAAATCAAATTGGCGGTCAGCAAATTGGCCAATATATGTCGCCGTACCTCGGCAGTGTTGTTGGCACAACATTAGCCGCTCAACAAATGCAAAACGCGCAACAGGCATCTAATTTACAAGGCCAAGGTATAGCTGCTGGTGCGTTTGGTGGTGATCGATCCAATATTGCAGGGGCAAATTTAGCCTATCAGCAAAATATGGCTAACCAACAAACTTTGGCAAATGAACTTAATACTGGATACAATACGGCCCTTGCCACAGCACAACAACAACAGGGCGTTGATTTGGCGGCCCAACAAGCCAATTTGGCGCGCCTTACACAGGCAGGAGCGCAATTGGGCAATTTGGGTGCTGGTGCACAAACAGCTGGCCTCACGGGCGCTCAGGCTCAATTGGCGGCTGGTCAAACAGAACAGCAGACCGAACAGGCTGGTTTGTCTGCGCTTTACAATCAATTCTTGCAACAGCAAGCTTATCCATTCCAAACAACCCAATTTTTGGCCAATATTGCCGAGGGTACAGGCGCACTCAGTGGATCGACAACGACAACCACACAGCCTGCACCTTTCTTTTCGGA